TAGCAAGCAAGTAATCAGCCTTTGGTAAGGAACACGGATCTCCGTGTTCAACCCTAACGCATGTTACACGCGTTCGGTCACGCTTTGTTATATCAAAAGCGTTACCAGTAGATGGCAACCTGTGTGACTGGTGAAACATTTTTGGTGGCGAACCTTTAAGGTTAACCATTAGTTTGCGAAACCAGTAGTTGCTTCGCCCATTGAACTTTTCAGCAATTGTTTGTAGCTGAAAATGACATCGATAGAATCTCCGTTTTTCTCGGAAGTATATCTTTGTCGGTTGATGGGTAAAGAAGTAGGTGTCTAGCGTTTCAGAAGGGTAGAAACAAAAAAACCTTCGGAAATCTTTTGGGATGTATTTTAAGCAAAGCTTTCGTACATTTTCAAAAGTTAGGCACCAGTGCCAAGGTAGCTTATCCGCTAAGCGGTGAAAGCTGTTATGGACGTAAAGCAAAACGCCCATCCCTGTCACTTTTTTCTTAAGATACACAGGTCTTACATCTTGTCCCAGGAAAAAGTCACCCCCGCAGGATTCACGAAAAGGGCCAGCAGTAAAACTCTTCTCCGTATTAACGGTGAAGCCTGCCAGCTCTAGTAAGTTAATCAAGAACGGGGCTGCAGTAGTGGGGACAATTATGTCATCCCCATACACTGCTGACTTAAACACTGATTTTGTGCGACGAATAGCGCAACGCGCAAGTGCGCCAAATATCAATGTTTCCAGAGCAAAGGTAAACCCGTTGCCCATCGACGATATCTTTGAAAAAGGCATCGACGATCCTAGGACCACCACCCCTTGGGGTGAACGAAGGTCGAGCAAAAGGTCAAACCATGCGGGAGGCAAAAGCAGCTCACAGATTTTTAATGAGATGCTATCCGAAGCAGCGGAGAGGTCTAAAGTGACCAATTCGTCTGTCAAGGATCCTTCCTTCGCTAAAGCGATGTTTTTAGTCTGGTCATCAAGGTCATATCCCCACCGATGCAAACATCGTTGGATACATGCCCCAACACCCAGTTGTAAATAAACATTCATTAGCGGCTCTACTGCT